ACCTACTCTTCTACACTCAAGAATTTATTTTATAAAGTATTTCCTAATTCTGAATTTGATATAAAATTATTTAATAAATCAAAAGAAATATTAAAATATTTAGAAGATGTTTCACCAAATAAAAGAAAATCAACATTGTCTTCTTTATTCGTCTTAACTAAAGATCCAGTTTATCAAAAGAATATGGTTAATGATATTAATAATTATGAAGAAAATGTAAAAATGGAAATCAAACAACCAAAAGAGGAAGAGAATTGGTTATCAAAGGAAGAATTAGATGAAATATATCAAAGAGAAAAACAAATATATAATCATTTAGCAAAGAAGAAAAATCATAATATGGATGATTTACAGCAAATGCAAAACTACATTATTTTATCATTATATACTCTTATTCCACCTAGACGCAGTCTTGATTATACAGAAATGAAAATTAAAAATCCTGAAGTTCTTGAAGACAATTATATTGATAAAAATGATTTCGTTTTTAATCGATATAAAACATCTAAATTTTATAATCAACAACGAGAGAAAATATCAAAAGAACTTATGATAATATTAAAGAAATGGTTAAAGTTCAATCCAACAGATTATCTTCTTTTTGATAGTAATAAAAATAAACTAACACCTAGTAAACTAACAAGACGACTAAATCGTATATTCGGTAAAAATATATCAACTTCTTCTCTCCGTAAATTTTACATTAGTCATAAATATCAAAATTATATTAAAGATAATGAAGAATTAGCAGAAGACTTTAGTAAGATGGGTTCATCAATAATTCAAAAAGATGTATACCTCAAGAAAGATACTTAAAGACAACCTTATACATTATTATACTACTTTATGCCACATAAACCAATTGACTACTCAAAAACTATTATCTATAAAATTGTCTGTAAAGATTTAGAAATGACAGAAGTATATGTAGGACATACTACTGATTTTAAAAGTAGAAAATCTATTCATAAACATTATACTATTAAAGAAAATGATAAAAAATATAATTTGAAAGTTTATAAATATATTAGAGAAAATGGAGGTTGGGATAATTTTGATATGATAGAAATTGAAAAATTTAATGATTGTAAAGATAGTAATGAAGCTACATCAAGAGAACGTTATTGGTATGAAAAATTAAATGCTAAATTAAATTCAATATGTCCACAAAGAACAGATGAAGAAATTAAACAATATTATAAAAAATATAATAAACAATATTTTAATGAAAATAAAGAATATTTTAAAGAATATACTAAAGAATATAATACAAAATATTATAATGAAAATAAAGAAGAATTAAAAGAACAAATGAAAAATAAACAGAAACAAAGAATAAATACTCCATATATATGTTCTTGTGGTTGGATTGGAAATGAAAATAGTAAATATAAACATTTAAAAAATTCAACTCAACATAAAGAATATTTAGAAGGTTTAGTAGTTTAAATTATTATATATTATTCTCTTGATAATATATAATGAGAAAAAGAAATGAATTGATATCAAGTAACGATTCACCATTCCATATACGTAATAAGGATAGCCACTATGAATATTCTTACTTACAAATGTCAGTAACAAATCTTCAATCTACGAGCACATTGCCACAACCTCTTACATTCACTTCAGCGCAAAATTCTCCCTTCTTGGCTGCCCCCGCAAACGAATATGAATTAGCAATTGCTAGATTTACTTTAGACACTTCTAGTCTTCCTGTATTTGTTCCTATTATTCAATTGAAACAACCTAATGGAACATTCAATACTGATCCTAATAAAACTATTTATTCAATTACCATGACATATACTTCTGGAGGAACAACTTACTCTTATGAATCCTTTATGGAGTGGCAACCTCAAAATCTGTCAATTCAAGTCCCAACACCACCATCTCAAAATTCTCCTCAAGTCCAAGATAATTCTTTAGCATATTATAACTGTTATAATGTTCAATGGGTTATCCAATTAATTCAGAATACTTTTAATTCAGCCTTAGCAGGATTGAACGCTATCCTAACTACAGCAGGAGTTCCAATTCCAACAACCAATGCTCCTGTTATTACTTATAATGTTGACACTGCTTGTTGCACTATATATGTAGATGCTTTAGTATATGATCCAAGTCCGCCTAGCAGTGTAGCAAATCCAGTTAAGATTTATTTTAATTCAACAATGTATGGACTTTTAGATTCTTTCTTATTCACATATTTAGGAGCAACAACTGTAAATAATTCAGGACAGAATTATCAACTTGTTATAGATTCCTTTAATGGAACGAACCAAACTCCTCTACCAACTTTAGATCCAAGTCCATATAATGCGACCTTTACCTCTCAAACAACATCAACAATTGGTCTATGGTCACCTGTTCAAAGTATCATATTTACTTCAAATACTTTACCAATTAATCAAACTCATATCCTACCTAGTGTTGTTCTTTTAGAAGGACAGAATATTGGACCTAATTCATCCATTAGTAATGTTCAAAATATTATTACTTCTTTTCAAAGTCCAAATAATTTGTATAGACCTAGTATTACTTATGAACCGAGTGTATATAGATTTATTTCTTTGAATGGAAATAATCAATTGAAATTATTCAATATTCAATGTTATTGGCAAGATTGGAGTGGAGGAATTAATAATTTCCTTTTAGGAAGTCAACAAAATTTTGGAATGTTGATAATGTTCAAGAAAATCGATACATATTAAGGAATAATTGAAATCTGCCATTCGGCGATAATTGGAAATATTTTTATCTTTAGAATAATATATGTCATCATTTGGAACATGCTTAATAGTAGATCCTGTTATTGCCGATATTACGCCAGAACTAGTATATGCCGTCCAAACAGGAGCTGCTCAAAAGACCGCCCAATCTTTTCAAGCCACTTCAGCATCGAATTCTAGTATCGTCTTTTCAATTCAAGTTCCTTCTGAAAATATAGTAGTTGATAGAGCAGTCACTATGAGTGCTCAAGTTTATCTTACAGTCAATATTGGGTCAGCATCTCAAGGTGCTGGTGTCCCTGATGGTGAACTTGCTTTCAACCTTGGTTTGACAGATGCTCTTCAGGCATTTCCTCTTAATAAATTATTCACTACTGCTCAAGCTACTATTAATAACGTTAGTGTTTCTTCTAATGAACAAGATATTATTGATGCTCTTCTTCGAATGAACAACTCTAGGGAACTTTATAGATATAACTCAACTACGACTAGTCTTCCTGATCAGGCATTCTTGAACTATCAAGATGCAGTTCTGGCCAACAACAATCCTTTAGCAAGTTATAACACGGCATCTTATGATCTTGATCAAATTCCTCGAGGTGCTTTTCCAGTTTTAGTTGCTCCTAATCCTTCATTTCCTATTATTCATCATATTGCTGGAGGTGGAACTGATAATTCTTTGGTTTCGACAGATCCTGATGATTGGTGGACTATCCCAATTACGTTCCAAACTATTGAACCACTTTTGACTCTCTCGCCATTTATTTGGTCTGATCCTGAGTATAATGCTCAAGGTTTGGTTGGTATCAATAACATGTCATTTAATTTTACTATTGATAACTCATGTAAGAGAGTTTGGTCTTCAGCATTTCAATATACTGGACTTTATAGTGTTTCTCTTGGTTGGGCAGGATTCAATTCTAACAATCCTTTTCAGAATGTCAACATGCAGTTTGAGTTTCTTTCGACTCAACCTACGCAGTTGGTTGCTTCTAAAAATGTTTGCCCTTACTACGATTATGCTCGATACATTAGCAATACAAATGGCAGTGTTACTTTTAATCAAGCTGCTCCTGCTCAATTTACTTCTAACACAATTCAAATTAATCAAATTCCTGACTACTTCATTGTTTACGCAAGAATTCCTATGAGTCAGCAAACAGTTCTTAACTCGGCATCTTTTCTTACGATCAACAATGTTAGTGTTAACTTTAACAATGCATCAGGTCTTCTTTCTTCTTTTAGTCAGAATCAACTTTGGAATATGTCGAGAAAGGCAGGGTTGAACATGAATTTTGATGAATGGAGAGGAACTTCTTTGAGAAACAGTGGAACAGGTGAAGGAGAGATAGTGTACACGACTGGCTCAATTTTAGTTATTGACGCAGCTAGTCTTTCACTTCCTTCTTATCTTGTTGCTGGTAATCTTGGAAATTTCCAATTCCAGATTACTTTGAACATGACTTCTTATTATGATGATCCAGTCACACCTGAATTGGTCATAATTACTGCTAATAGTGGAATTTTCGTTACTGAACAAGGAACATCTACCACTTTCACGGGTGTTCTTACAAAGGAACTTACTCTTTCAACTCAAGAACAGAAAGATACTCCTGCTATCTCTAGAGTTGCTGATGAACGCATGATTGGTGGTAAGATGTTACATAGAGGTATCGCAAGACATCCAAAATATGTTGCTCAACACATGAAGAAGATGTCTGGAGCTGGATATGTTTCTGGAGTTTCTGGAGCAGGATATTCTACTGGAATTTCGGGTGGGGCAATGCATAAGAAATCCAAACTTCATAAACTAATTCGATAAATCAGATCGCGTTCGCGATAAATTAAGAATTTTATTTTATATTTATAAATAAATGAAAATCATTATTTATAAATTGCTCTGTAATAAGACGAATAATTGTTATATAGGATCAACTAAAAGAAAATTAAATGATAGAATAAGTAAACATAAATCAGTATATAAATATTATCGCAACTCTGTTGCAGACACCGGAGGTGTCAAAATTAATGGAATAAGTAATTGTAGGTCTGTCGAAATATTAAAAAATGAAGACTATCAAGTAATAACTTTAGAAGAGTTTGAAATAGATACTTTAGAAGAATTAAAAAATCAATTTATTAAAGAAAGAGAATATATTGAAAAAGAATTAAACTGTATAAATAAAAATATTCCATATAGGACAGAAGAAGAAATTAAGAAATATTATGAAAATAATAAAATAATAATTTTAAAGAAGAGAGCAGAAAGATATATTAGAAATCGAGAAAAAGAATTATCTAGACAAAATTCCTATTATCAAGATCCTATTAAAAAAGAAAAAATCAAAAAATATAATTTAGAAAGATATCATCGCATGAAATTAAAATTATTATCTTCTCAATAAATATAATGGCAGGAGCTGGAGGCATTGGAACTGACGCATATACTCGTATGATAAATGAGAAATTAATTCAATTGGATACTAGATTCGCAATTGATAATCAATATACTCCACTTATTAATGATTACTCTGGTTTGAGAGGTGGATCAAGAAAGAAGGATTATATTACTCCAGGTATTTCGGGTACACAATATCCTTTGAATTATCCTGAATCCTATGCATTATCAGCAGGAGTTATGAGAAGAGGAAGACCTAGACATCCAGTTTCAATTATTAGTCCAGTTAATTCTGTCTATCCTAGTGTTATGGATAATGTAGTTAGACTACCAATGGGACGACATGCTGGAACATACACTCCTAAAAAACAAGGTGGAAAAAGATCTACTAAAGGAATGATGTCATTGACTCATCCTGGCGAACTTGATTATACTACGAAGAAATCATCTATGGTTCATCATATTGGTGGCCATTATGTTAAATCTCTTCCTAGACCTTATTCAGAATATTCAGGAGGTAAACTTCCTAGTTTGAAAGATATTGGAAGATCTATTTCTAGAGGAGCAAAGAAATTAGGAAGTCAAATTGTATCTGGCGCTAAAAAAGTAGGAAGTGAAATTAAATCTGATTATGAAAAAACTTCACCAGAGTTCAAAATGGTTGCTAGACAGGTATTGCCGATCGCGGGCTCAGTATTGGGATCGAGTTTAGGGGCTGCTGCGGGAACTCTAATTGGTCCTGAAGGAACAGTTATTGGAGAGAGCTTAGGAAGTATAGCAGGAAATCAACTAGGAAAATATGCTACGAGAAAAATTGGTCTAGGACGCAAGAAGAAAGGTTCTCAAAGTAAAATTCCAGTTCATACACTTCAAACTGTCACTCATAGTAAAAAACGAGGTGGAGCAAGAGTTAGTTCTAGACATGAACTAGTTAAACAGATAATGCATCAGCATGGAGTTAGTCTTCCAGTTGCTAGTAAATATATTAAGCAACATGGATTATATTAAATAAAATCTTAACATAATATATATGCCTCTTTTATATTCAAGTTATGCTGATCTTGAAGGAAATCTATTGAATGCGGTCAAGAAGAAAATATTTAAATCTTCTATTGATCAGTATACAAATATTGGTGATATTAAATCAAACATACAACCAACTCAATCTAAAATGAATGAATATTTTTTAAAAATAACTACAGTGATTAAACAAGTAAATCAACAATTAAGATCTGTAATAAATGGAGCAGATCCAGATAAAACTGCTCTTGAATTTGGACCAATTATAACAGAATTTACAAATGAATTTAATATTAAAATTTTTCCAGTTTATAATTATTTTAGTCCCCAGCAAAATGAACTAATTCGTAATGATCTAATAGAACTTGAAAAAATATTAGAAATTATAGAATATGGAAACTTTGGTCAAGTAATTGATAATTTTGTAGAAACATCTCTTGAACAATTATCAAATTTAGTTTCAGCAATTCAATCATATTCTCCTTTAAAAATTAATTTAAGAAAAGGAAGACAATTATTGACTGATGAAGAACTACAAGGAGGATATATTTCAGGAGGATCTAGGAATAAAGGACAAAAGTATCCTGAAATTAGATTTCGATAAAAATAATATCTTATATAATAATGTCAAGTCAATCATTTGCTAATTTAGCAAATTCTGAATTTAATGGAAATATTATTCTTAAAAATGGTTATATACAATTTCCAAATGGTTCACAACAAACAACAGCAGGAGGAGGTGGTGGAGGAAATGTGTCAACTACAACAATTAATACGTACACAAATACTTCAGTTAATAATTTTGAAGCTGCTGAAATAACATGCGCTACACAATTAAATTCTGATAATTCAACACTTGTAGCAAATACAGAGTTTGTTCAGACAAGAGTAGGAACAGTAGGACAATTTTCAAATGATAATACTGGAATTGGTCTTGATGTATTTAATAATATAAGTGGTTCAGCAAATAGTGGATATGGAAGTGGTGCTTTATCTAGTTTAACAACTGGAACTGATAATACATGTATAGGATTTGGTTCAGGAAGCACAATTACAACATCTTCATTTAATACAGGAGTAGGTTTTGCTTCTTTATTAGATGTAACTGGATCATATAATACAGCATTAGGTTATAATTCAGGAGTAAATGATGAAACTGGTTCAAATAATACTTATCTTGGTTCAGGTGCACAACAAGATGATTTAGATACTAGTTCATATAATTATCTTACTTTAATTGGATCAGATTCATCACCTGTAAATATAGGTTCAAATAATCAGATTGTTCTAGGCAGATTTAATGGAGATGATGAATTATTTATACCTGGAAATAATATCTTTCTAGGAAATCAAAATAATGCTGATGAAACATATACAATTGAAGCATCAGGTGTAAATGGTTCTATTGTATTTACAGCTCAAGATTCAGTTCCTACTGGATATCAAAATATTTTATCACTAGGAACTACTAATAATTATGTTCCTACATTAAATTATTTATCAAATGGAACTAGTATAGTAAATCAAACAATGCTTTCAACTGCTTTTAATAATATAATAAAAACCGGAAGTGTTACTATAAATGGAAATCAACCTAGTGTAGTAACTTTTTCAACTCCTTTTCCTGTAGGAGTAGTTCCAATTGTAACAGTTCAAAATAATCAAGGAGCTCTTTTGAATACAATAATTTTAATAACTGGAAATGTAAGTAATACTCAATTTGATGTATGGGAATCTGGAGCAGGATCGCCAATAGTTATGTCTATAAATTATATAGCAATTGGATTGCCATGAGCGTGGCGAACATTGTCGAGATAAACAAAGTTAGATTATGACCATAATATCATCACGATTACAATTTGGATTGTAATAGTGTAGATTATGACTGGCGGACAGCATATTTTACAGAAAATAATGATATATGATGATATTTCAGTCATAAAATGGAAATTGTTATGGATCTCAATTAAAGATCTTTAATTGACCTCTTGGACAACGTTAGATTATGCGTGAAAAATGTGCGATTATGTGATTGATATGCTCTTATTTTCTTGATCTTCTGTCATTTTATGCTCTTAACAATCATAATTTCATAATTATAAATCAATTTATAATTATGATGATACTATGCTCTTAATTGAACTTTGTTTGAATGGACAAAGTGTAATTATGGCGAAGGAGTTGCTGGAATCCAAACAGCAAGATAAGTTACACCAAATATTTCAGGACTTGGTGTTCCAGTTTGTGTCCAAGTAAAATTAGCATTATTCGCTTGAAAACATCCTAAATTAATTTCATCCCATGTTGTTCCAGAAGTATTCTGTAAAATAACAACTGGAACAACACCTATAGGAAATGGAACTCTAAATGTAACAGTTCCCGTTGCAGTTGCTGTAGTATTAAAAAAACCACTTTCCATCAATGGATAATTAGAAGTTGCTATCAATGCTTGAGCAGACATTATATTATTCTAAAGATAATAATTTCATGGAATTAAAAAGCAAAAAGTAAGATCAATTGGAAATTCTATCATAAAGATCATTTCATAATGATCTCTTTTATTATCTATTAATATTTTCATTTCTTCTAAAGTATATCCTAATTTGAATAATTGACAGAATACTATACATGCTCGTCCGCAAATTGAAGAATCTACTCCATATATTTGTTTAGTAGATTGATATTTAGTCTTATTGTAAATTGTTTTCATTCCACTATTTTTAATTAAATCTTTTAAAGCATTCTTTTCTGCTCCTAAAATTCTCTGCATCATCTTTGTTACATAATTTAATTCATGATCTATAGAAACTCCATAAGAATCAAATTGAATAATTAAATCTCCTTTTCTAGCAAGTGCGACAAAGTGACCTGTATTATATTCTGATTCTACTAATATAATACAACAGCATTTATCTTCTGGAAGAATATGACTTATATGTTGAATATCATCTAGTTCTGAATATTTAAAGATTGGAAAAGTAGGACCTAGGTATCTACGAATATCATCATCAGTTATAAATTGAGGTAATAAATCTACTGCTCTTTGAAAATCTAATTGTAATCTTTTATCTGGTAGATAGCCTTCACTCATATAATAATAAGATATTTATTATTATTATATTTTACTTATTATCTTCTGTCGATTTCTTATTCCCTGTATAGCCAATGAAGAATCCATCTATATGTCTATAGACTTCATGACTAAAAGTTGGATGCTCTGATTTAATAAGAATTATTTTATCATAATCATTATCTTCATCTTCTTCTTTAATAATTTTAATCTTCTTTACTTTTGGAATTCTATTTCTCATTATTATTCTTAATATTATATTTACTTTTGAATAACGAATTTAATTGTTCAATATTCTTTATAAGATCAGAATGTTCTCCCCAAAGAAGATAATATGAAAAGGTTGCTGGACTAGGAGTAAGAGTTTCTATTAATTGTTTTTCAGTAGGATTTCCTAAATGACGAACTCGATAGTTCTGTCGAATTGTCTTATCATGATGATCTAAATATGTTTGAGATTTATCAAGTCCAAAATCATAATAAGTTCCATCATTTAAGTAAACTCTATATTTCTTAAATAATCTAGGAGATTCAGTTATGTATATTATTTGAGGCATTATATTATTATTATTTATTTTTTTGAGACTTCTTTTCTCTTGGAATGGAGGTAAATTCTTCTTACCTTTATAAATTTGTTTTAATTTAATTTGTTGTTGTAAATTAATAGGTGATATTTCATTTATAGTTAATGGTGTATTTTTATTTATTCTTTTAGTAGGACGATAAACTGGATATTCTTTATTTCCTATATCAATCCATTTTTCAGAATACCATCGTTTGAGATTTTTAGATTTATTATCATTAGTATAAGTTCCTCCTAAAGATTTATAAGTTTTAACTATAAATCCAGATTTATAGGCACTAGGTTTTGAATAAATAGTATCAGCGTATTCTTTTACATGTTTATATAATTCTGGATTATCTATTATAGGCATTATATATTATTAATATTAGATTTCTTTTCTTCTTCAGGATGTCGTTCCATTTCTAATTCGTCTATTTTTTCTTCTGCTTCTGTATCTCTAATCAATTCAAATCCCCAACATCTACAACTTTTACATTTTGATTTGTATAACATCTTTGTAAATGCTAAAATAAATCCAATACTGGAAGTAATAAAAAAAGACCAAAATACAGCATCAAATACATTTGTATCCATATATAATTAAGATATTATATAAGTGTCATAAGAGTAAATTGAGTTGAAATATTAAACTCTTGGTTTTGAGATTGGTCTCCATACCACCATAATCGCATTTCTAAATTATTGACAGCACTACTAAAATCAAAATAATCAATCATAGTGATACTCATAGGATTT